GGCACGTATGGTCGGCGATGAGAGAATGGCGGCAAAGCTGCGATGGCTGGCGGTTGGCGAATCCTATCAATTGCCTACCAGGTATCGGGCAGATTTGACGGTGCGTAAGATGTTGGCGTTGACGGGATACCGGTGGACGATGATTGAAGTGATTACACCGCAGGAAAACACCCGACGATTTACGGTCACGAGGGACGCATGACGGACTTCCCGGTGTGCTCTGACGGTCAGCGGCTGCAATTCATCGGCGAGTATATCGCGCACGATATGTTGCCCGGTGGCGTGCACATGTCACGACCCGAGGACGTGGGCAGTAGTTGGGATGGTGCGACGATCCCGTGGTGGGTGCGGTGGATTATCGGGCACCCATTATCACCAGAACTGAGACAGGCGTCTTACTGGCATGACAGAATCTGCGAGGGCAGTGAAACGCCGGAGGATAGAATGGTTGCTGACGCGGTGTTCCTGATGCTGCTGCGGCGGTCAGGTGTAAGCAGGTGGCGACGGTGGGCTATGTGGTTCGCCGTTAGATTTTATGCGGTTTGCGTTTGGAGGGTGAGACGATGAACAACGAACAGACACAGCAGGCAGACGACCCGGGCGGGCCGGGATGGCGGGATGTGACGACCGGCGGCGTTACGCTGGACGGCGACATGGTTCGCGCGGACGACGACTTTCCCCTTGGACGATGGGTGTTAGCCGAGCCAGGTGAGACAGTGACCGACGACGACGTTGTACGTCGACGCATCGAGCCACAGCAGCCGAGCGACAGCGGGCCGGAGACGATGGACGATCTGCGGCGACGGCTGGCAGAGTGTGAGGTGTTGCTGGCGGAGGCTGATCAAGGCGGCGAGCAGGTCAACGCCGAACTGCAGCAGTTGCGGGAACAGGTTCAGACGCTGACGCAGGAGCGCGATCGGTACCGCAACCAACTGGCCGGAGCGATCGAGCACGGCGGAGCACCAGAGGCACAGGCGCAATTGGTGGATCGGCTGCAGGCGTGGTTGCGTCCAGTGCTGGAAGTGGTTTCCGATCATCCGGACAACACCAGCATATTGGCTGTTTCCGTGCTGGAATTCCTCCCACAGATTGCATCGCGATTGATTGAGGAATAGTAACCAATGGCAGGCGACAGGCCGACAGCCCACCGCTGGACAGACCCAGACCCCTACGAAGCCGAGGGCCAACAACTGCTGCTGCGAATGTATCCGCGGGGGCCAATCCAGCAGCAGGTCGTCGAGCGAACACCGGAGGAGCTGCAGGATATCCAAGACACGTACAACAGAATCTTCGGGCCGAACCCCGAGCGGACGGCGGCGATTGACGCCGCAATAGAACACTGGCGAGCAATTCGGGCCGTTGGCGAGGTGCTGACGGATGAACTGGCAATGGCGTTTTTTGAGGGGATGAAACATGGCGAATAGTTCGGGCAATCTTCCAGCACTGACCGCGGCCACAATGAAGCAGGCGGGAGCGTTGGTCACAACGGTCGGCAAGGAGTTCCACGCACTCAGTCAGCGGGCGCAGGCTGAGGATGCGATGATGATTTCGTTTGAGCGTGCGGCATTGATGATGCAGCTCGACGACGTGTTCTCGCGTCCTGAGGTGGCTGCAGTTGTGCTGCTGATGGCAAACAAGTGGGGATGGATTGAGGTGGCACATGACGACAAGAAAAACAACTACGTCCCCGACGAAAAAATTCTGCGGGTCTGCAAGCAGGCTGTAAGCATGGGGCTTCTGCTGGGCGATCCTGCCGGACCGCAGTTCTGTGTGATGAACGGCAAGTCTGTCATGCCGCACATTAAGGAGCCGGGATTCCGCCACAAACTGAAGTCCGTCGGGGCGACAAATCTGCGGCTGAGTGTGGCTGTGATTGGCGTGGAACCGAGGCCGAACAACGCACAACAGAACGACATGTTGATTTGCGGATCTGCATCCTGCACATTTGGCGGCAAGGAATTCCGGGTTGAGCGGTCGAAGGATACACCGTATCGGCTGCAGTGCTGGCCGTCTGACGGGCCCGACAAGAACGAAGGCCTGGCGAAGCGGCGATTGCTGCGGGATCTGTGGGCGGCTGTTTCTGGCGAGTCCATTGAGGACGAGGAGCCAGAGGCACCGCAGCAGCAGGCCGTCACCACAATCATTCACTCTGACCCCGCCCCACTGGAAGGCACGGTGGCGTATCACAGCGGACTGTACAACACGGCGCACTTCGAACTGCAGCGTTACGTCAACGGCATTACCGACGACGACGCCAAGGCCCGATTCGGGCTATGTCTGGAACTGATCCATCACGCGGACAGTGCGGAGGGTTTGAAGGACCGATGGAAAAACGACATCGCCCCAGCACTGAAGGAACTGAGGCCGAAAGCGGAAATCATGGATCTTTTCCGCGAAGCCTGCAAACAGCGAGGGTTGACCCTGGAAGCCACGCGATGAATCCCCCGAGCCTGATCAGTATCCGGATGCGGCACACACTGCAGGGCACCATAATTGAGTTCAGGAGTCGCATCGTGGGCGACGACGGACGCATTACACGGCATTGGGGGCCGTGGCAGGTGGCTTACCTGCATCCGGACTCTGTAAGGGTGCCAGAGGGCAAACAGAGGGTTCGGGCGTATGTTCGGCGGAAGGCGCGACGGGCGAGCATGTAACGCAAGCGTAACGCTGTGAGCGTTACAAAGGCGTGACAACTGCGCAACGCGTAACGTAACGCGTTGAATCAGGGAGCCACAGCAAAGTGATAGACATGATTGGCGATCCAGTCTAAGATACGACTGGCGGTGTACGAGACTGCCACCCAATCAGACATTCCCGGCGCGTTGCCGGATCAGACCCACCCGGGGAAGCTCGTACCTTCCCCGCGGTGGGTTTTTGTTTGGAGTGATGATAGATGGCGATTCCGTGGATCAAGATCGAAACAAGCCTGCCACACAAGCCGGAGGTCATGCGAATGGCGGCAAGGCTGGGCATTTCTGAGTATGCCGTTGTTGGGCATCTCGTGGCATTCTGGGGCTGGTGCGACGCGAACCTGACGGGACAATGTCCCAAATTTTTTGGGACAGTGTCCGGACTGGACAGGATTTCGGGGTGCGACGGATTCGCCGACGCGATGGTTGAGGCTGGATGGCTGGCGTGTTCAGATGGCCAGTATTGGATTCCGCACTTTGACCGGCACCTTGATCAAAGCGCAAAAACACGGGCTTTTGACGCAGAGCGGAAGCGGAAGCAGCGCGGCAAGCGGGACAATGTCCCGGATTCTGTGGGACATTGTCCCAAAAAAAACGTGACCAGAGGAGAGAAGAGAAGAGAAGATATTGAAAAGACACACACTCCGGGCGAGTCGCAAAAACCACAGACACCTGAGCGGTGTCCGCATGAACAGGGGCAGCAGCAAGTCACAATCCCCGAGAAGATGCGCACTCCGGAGTGCGAGCGAGCCTTCGACGACTGGTGCGACTATCTGGACGCTGCCGGGTTAGACACAGTGAACCCGCGATACAACTACCAACAGGCGCAGGCAGTCTGGAGGCAGGCCAACCGGATCGGGCCGGACAAGTGGCCAGCGTGTGTCGAGTTCTCGATTGCCAATGGGTACAAGTCGATCATTCAGAAAACAGAGCCACCCGGAGCCAGTGGCGGCAACCGCAAGTCACAGCCAGAGACGGACGGCGACTTCATCCGCGCTGTGCAGGTCTGCCGGGAGTTTCCGAGTGGGTCAGACTACGACCGCCAGAAGCGGGAAGAGATACTAGGCGAGAAGGTTATGAAAATCGTTCGGCAGGTTAAATCGAGCCGACTGGCAGACGTGAATGAGTTTAACCATCGAGCGATGGCGGAAGAGTGGCGACTGACAAAGGAGGGGATGAGGTGAGTGATGCAAGGCCGACACTTGAGCGGGCGTTGTTGTCTGCGGCGTTATGTGGCCACGAGGTTGTCGCAGAGATCGAAGCGGCATACGGTGGCAGCCCATTCCGTGAGCGGGAATCCGTGAGGCTGTGGGCTATCCTGCAGAGGCTGGCAGAAAAACGACTGCCGTTTGACGTGAACCTGCTGGCGGGCGAGTTCATTCAGGCGGGCGGGGATTTGGTATTCTTCGAGTCGGTGGGCTACCATGACTTTGAGCGTCCACACATCCCGCACTATTGCGACAAGCTGCGAGAACTGGCGGCGCGTGAGGGTGCAAAAACGCTGGGGGCCAAATTGCTCAAAGATCCGGAGCCAGACGTTGATGCGTACATCACGCAACTCGACGAGCTGCGGCAGCGGAATCAGGCAGAGTTGACGACGCAGGCGGACGCGATTCAGCAGGCGGACGACGCCAGAGCGAACCCACAGGCGATTCATCCGACACGCATTCGACCGCTGGATGATCTGCTGAAAGGCGGACTGAGGGCCGGGCAGTTGATTGTGGTGGGCGGGCGACCGGGTTCGGGCAAATCCGTGCTGATGTTGCAGATGTTGCTGGGCAGTGTATCCGCAGCGCAGGCGGGTTTGGTTGTAAGTCTGGAGATGTTAGCCAGGGAGTTAATTGAGCGACTTAGAACACGATACAATCCGCAACAGTTAGCAGCACTGAATCTAAGATACATCGACAACACGAGCAGCCTGTCGGCGATACAGGCATTGGTGAATGTTACAGCGAGGCGGATGAAACTGTGCGGGGTGGCGATTGACTACCTGCAACTACTGGAGGTTCCGGGCAATGGTCGCGACAGCCGGGAACGCGAGATTGCGAAGGCGTCCCGGCAGATGAAGCGATTGGCACTCGATCTGCAGATTCCGGTGATTGTGGGGAGCCAACTGAATCGAGACAGCGAGAAGCGGGGCAAGCCGGGATTGCACGACCTGCGGGAATCCGGAGCGATTGAACAAGACGCGGACATTGTGATTCTGCTGCACAGGGATGGCGAAACAGGCAAGACATCGGCAGAGGTCGCGAAGCACCGCGGAGGCAGTACAGGGCGGCTGGATTTACAATTGGACGGGCCGCGGTTTCAGTTTGTCGTGGAGGATCGGCATAGTGAATACGACGATTTCAGAGGCGGGCGATAAGCCGGAGCACATCGCGGAAATTCTCCGGCATTGGTGGAAAAAGCGGCAGCAGGCGATTGACACCCCGCCCATTCTCCCGGACGATGACGGCGACGGTGCCACCCGTCACCCCTCGCCCCTGCCGGTCGTCGTTCCGGCAGGGGCCTTCTCGACCCGGAGGACAGCACAGAGGGGTCTTTGAAACACGAGGGGGAGATGGCGAATGCTACCGTGGAAACTGGAAGTCGTCAGCGGGGAATCGGGACAGCACTGGGTGCGATTCGTCGGAGGAAATGGCG